TATTTGTTGTAACACTTAAAGATGAATTACGTCCTATTGAAAAAGTTGAACAAGGAAAAACACGTATTTTTCAAAATGGACCTGTGGATTTTACAATGGCAGTACGAAAATATTTTGGTGCTTTTATAGCACACTGTCATGGTGGAGGTGGATTATACCGTGAAACAGCTACAGGTGTAAACCCAAATAGTATTGGATGGACGGCTATTTATCGATGGATGGAAGAAGTTTCAAAACGATGTCGTTGTGGAGATTATGAGAATTTTGATTCAACATGTAGTCATCAATCGGGATGTGATTATGCTGAGTGTGCTAATGGATGGTATGATGACGATGAAGAAAATAAAAATATCCGACGAGTATTAGTTAGTACTGCAGTTACAACTATGCAAATAATTGAAGATATTGTTGTATTATTTAAACAAGGTAATCCGTCTGGATGGACTGGTACAACACATTTTAATGATTTTAATAATATGCGATACCATCGTTATGCATATTGTAAGTTAACACCTTTTATGCTAAGTGATTATAATCAATTAATACGATCAATATTTGTTGGAGACGATAATGCAACAGCACAACATCAGATCGTTTCACAGTATATTACACCAAAAACTTGGACTGAATGTTTGCGTACTATAAATGTATTTTATACAGATGCACATAAATCAGATGCATTAGTGGAGGAATGTGATTTAAAAGAAGCAGTATTTATGAAACGTGGTTGGAAAAAACATGATAAATTTGATGTGTATACAGCACCACTTGATATGGATGTTATAGATAATATAGCGCGGTGGTGTGAAGGAGATCCAAATTGTATGGAAGATCAAATGCAACGATTTAACGCTACGCTTCTGGAGTTATCAAATTATAGTAAAGAATTGTTTATTAAGTATCGGCGTAAGTTTGTTGAATATTGTGGATTAATATCACGTAGTGGATATCATTGATGCTGGACGTTTGATAACGTATACGCAATGTGAACAGTTAAAATTTCCTGAATTTTATGATAGTTTTAAAGAAATTAACAAAATTCTTGAACCAACGCAAAGAGATGCAAGCTCTTTTCAAAATTTACTTGCAACATTGGGGGAGAATGAACCTATACCTTCTGATGTTAAATTCGAG